GTTTGGTAGCTATATTGAATTCAATTGGAAACCAACCAGCCATTTGTTGGATATCTTGCAGCGCCCGTTTGCACAAGGCGAGCAAATCCTAGTGCAAAGTTACAATTTTAGACCAGACTGGGTTTTGCTACAAGATACCTATGCCAAACAGTGGCTAAAAGATTATGCATTGGCCACTTGCAAAATAATGTTGGGCGAGGCCCGCAGTAAATTTGCCAGCATTGCTGGACCTGGCAGTCCTATCTCCATGAATGGCAGCGATCTCAAATCAAGCGGAAAAGAAGATCTCGAGCGTCTCGATAAAGAACTGGAAACTTTGATTTCAGGCGGTACTGGCTACTATTTTGTAACTGGATAACAAATCTCTTGACCATGTAATAAAAGTGTTATATACTAGAGTAACTCAAGGGGACTCTATGATCATAGGTGTATGCGGTTTTATTGGTTCTGGCAAAGACACAGTTGCCGATTATCTCACAAACTTTCACGGATTTAGACGCGAATCATTTGCCAACAGTCTTAAAGATGCAGTTAGTGCTGTGTTTGGTTGGGATCGCATGATGCTGGAAGGTCGTACCAATCAAGCTAGAGAATGGCGAGAGCAAGTGGATCTGTGGTGGAGTCAACGATTAAACATACCGGATCTAACCCCAAGGTGGGTCCTGCAACACTGGGGCACTGAAGTTTGTAGAAACGGATTTCATGATGACATGTGGATAGCTAGTCTTGAAAACAAGTTACGCAACAGTAAAGATGATATTGTTATCAGCGATTGCAGATTCCCCAACGAGATAAAATCCATCAAGGATGCAGGAGGCATTGTTATTCGTGTGAAGCGCGGACCCGAGCCGGATTGGTATCATGACGCTTTGGATATCAATGCAGGTATCAAATGTATGAATTGGGCGTTGGCCACAAAACGCATGGAACTACGCAAAATACATGCCAGCGAAACTGCATGGGTGGGCACAGCGTTTGATGCCGAGTTAGACAACAACAACAGCATTGATGATTTGTTTTCTCAAGTTAAAAATCTGGTTTCAGCTTTGGCGGAGTCAGCTTAATAGATACCTGGCAATTCAAACAAACTGTTTTATATTTTTTATGTTCGTTAGTTACAAGCAATTGTTCGGTAAATTTTGATTTAAAATTACAAATTTCACAAGTTGTTAATTTTTTGTATCCGTCAAACATCCACTGCGGCATATTAGTGTTGTCTTTTCCGGGCTTGCAAACACTACAAATAGATCTATAAAAAGTCTTGCCTGCCTTTATGTAGTTAACAGTTCTTGGTCGAATCCCACACATTTTGCATGTGCCCCGATTGAATACTTTATCCAAATCAGTATATTCTGATAGAATTTCATCTTGAATAGTTTTTTCTCTTTGATATGCTTTGCCTGTTTTCTGATATATTTTATTAATTAACGATTTTGCAAGAGCATATTTTTTAGAATTTAATTTGGTTCTTTTTCCGTCTATGCCCTGCATTGACATAGCCCCAATTGCTTGCGCCATTTTTATTCCGCTAATACCTGTATACATTTTAGATAACAATAGATGAGCTATGAAATGCTCTCTTGCCGTCAGATATACTAAATTAGCAAGATCGTCTGTTCCTCCTAGACTTCTAGGAAGAATATGATGTGATTCGGTGTATATAGTTGGTTTAACACGCATTTTACAATTAGTAATAAATATACCGTACCATGTCGTGTATTTGTTTTTTAATAAATCTGGATGCATACCTTTTAAGACCTTTGTAAAAAAATATTTATGCCTTTTAAGACCTTTCCTGTCAATTTTAACGGCTTATATCGGGTATAAAACTCTATAAAACACTAAATACATTTAAGAAGCATGCACTTATGGAGATTACAATATGGCTCAACTTAGTTCACCCGGCGTAAGCGTAACAGTAGTAGACGAATCGTTCTATACTCCCGCAGCACCCGGCACAGTCCCTTTAATTATTGTTGCTAGTCAACAAAACAAAGAAAATTCAGCTGGTACTGGTATTGCTCAAGGCACAACCAAAGCCAATGCTGGCAAAGTTTACTTGATGACAAGTCAGGCAGATTTAGGAAGCACTTTTGGTATTCCTTACTTTGAAACTGATGCAGAAAACAATCCTGTAAATGCAGGAGAAATAAACGAATACGGCCTACAAGCTGCATACAGCTTCTTGGGTGTAAGCAACCAGGCTTATGTGGTTCGTGCAGATGTGGACACCAAACAACTTACCGGTAGTGCCACAGCTCCGCTCGGATTGCCAAAAGACGGCACATGGTGGTTGGATGTAGGCGATTCCAACTTTGGTGTATTTGAATGGAATTCAAGTCCAGCTACTGCACCAGAAGGTCAAACATTTGCTCATCAAAGTGTGATAGTAATCACTGACATAAACATGGTAAACGATGTCACTTATGCACCATTACCAAGTGTTGGCGCACTTGGCGACTATGCCATGGTTTGCGTTACCACACTGAACATTTTGTGGACAAAAAAATATCAAACTGACACAGCCGCAGGCATTTGGGTGAAAGTTGGAACTCCAGAGTGGTCAGCAGCTTGGCCAACTGTTACAGCAAGCACAGCCAATGCCACATTGTTGGTGGGCGATGCACTGGTTGTTAATGGCACCAGTGTTACTGGCGTAACAACTGTTACTGCTCTTGCTGCTGCTATCAACAACTTGTTGCCAGACGGAATCACCGCTGCCAGCATCAACGGCTATTTGAACATTTACAGCGATGGCACTAACGCAGGTTACGGCGATGCTCCTCTAGGCAGTATCACTATCAGCGGTACTTCGGCAGACAAATTGGGATTGAATGGTGGCCCAACCGGTTCCACCAACAATGTGTATCTGTCACCAATGTTGAGTATCAGCCCGCATACCATGGTTCCAGAATATGGCACATTTAACAATGTGGGAACAGCAAATGGTGTACCATTTGGCAGTGTTTGGATCAAAACAACTCCAGTAAATCTTGGTGCGCTATGGGTCGTGAAAAAATACAATTTGGCTACAGAAAGTTGGGTTTCACAGCCAGTAAAAATGTTTGAATCAACTTATGAAGCATTGGCCAAACTGGATCCAGTGGGCGGAGGAATCAACTTACCGGCCAACACCTTGTTTGTGAAGTACAACGACGATGAGCATCCTGATACACCGTATGCGGATTTCAAACTGTATTATCGTGCAGGTGCTGGCAAAACTGCTGTGACCACTGCGGTAATTCGTAACTCCACATTCCCACCACATAATGGCGGCGGAGGCTCACCGTTCACTACTACTACTTCCCTTTACCAGTTTGGTATCCAAGTGACACAATCAGGTTCAAGCCAATTGACTTCCTTTGCAGTGGTTGGATTTACTGCTGTGGGCAATGCAGTTGCTGATGCGCAAGCATTGCTGTTGGCTATTCAAGGTCAACTGGTTGGAACTAATGTGTCGGCCACATTGAACAGCAATAACACAATCACTATTGCACACAACAGCGGCGGCGATATTGTGTTTGTTGACGACGGATTTACATTGGACAAGCTGTTCACAGTGGGAGTTACCCCGCACTACAACACATCAGCTGTGGTTATTGATCAAAATCAAGAAAGCGGCATCACTTGGGCCGATAGCTCAGTGTATATTGCTAGTTTGTGGGCAAGCACCGTGGGATTGACAGGGAATGGTTTTGCAGCACCAAGTATTACTGCTCCAACTTCAACTCCTAGTGATGGTACATTGTGGTATAATACCACAACTGACGAAGTGGACATCATGTTCCACAACGGTTTCAACTGGGTGGGCTATTTGGATGCAACTACGCAAACTTACAATCAATCAATATATGCAGTGGGCGCAGCTCAGGTAACAGATCCTAACGGACCAATTGTTACCAGCACACAACCTACCGAACAAAGTACCGGCGGACAACTGGCTAACGGTGATCTTTGGATTGATCCACACGACACTGAAGCTTATCCTACCATATACAAGTTCAATGGTCTTACTCAAAAATGGGTACTGGTAGACAATGCTGACCAAACTACTACAGAAGGCATTGTGTTTGCAGATGCTCGCTGGAGCGGCGCTGGCGATGATGTAATGCCAGATTCAGTTGCTAAACTATTAACATACAACTTTGTTGATCCAGATTGTCCAGATCCAGCATTGTATCCAAAAGGTACATTGTTGTTTAATCTACGTCGCAGCGGATTTAACGTTAAGAAATATGTTGTTAATCACATTGATACCACAGCAGTGAATACACACTACACAGCAGGCGATGTATACCCAGCAGGCGAACCAATGACCAACTATTTTCCAGATCGTTGGGTGTCTGATGCTCCTAACGATTTGAAAGGTGTTGGACAGTTTGGACGCAAAGCTCAACGTGCTGTTGTACTAAAAGCACTTGAAGCTACAATTCAAAGCAACCAAGGCATTCGTCAACCTGACACAGTTATCTATAACTTGTTAGCTTGCCCAGGTTACTTGGAAACATATAGCGCACTAGTGGGATTGAATACAGATAACGGCATATCAGCATTTATTGTTATGGATCCTCCAGCACGTTTAACACCAGATGCCACAACACTAAGCAACTGGGGTAACAACACTGCTGGCGCGGCAATTGATGACGAATCTGGTCTAATTGCTACAAATAGCTATAGTGCTGTTTATTATCCGTGGGCATACACATCAGACTTGACAGGTAACAACATTGTTGTTCCTCCAAGCCACATCATGTTGCGTACAATTGCATTGAGTGACCAAGTTAGCTATCCATGGTTTGCACCAGCTGGTGTACGTCGTGGCGGTGTAACAAATGCCAGCTCAGTGGGTTATGTGGATGGTGCAACAGGCGAGTTCCATACAGTGGCATTGAATGTTGGACAACGCGATACACTTGCAGCTGTACACGTTAACCCAATTACATATCTTGCTGGAACAGGTTTAGTTGTGTACGGACAGAAGACACGTCAGCTAGTGCCTAGTTCATTGGATCGTATCAATGTGGCAAGACTGGTAATTTATATGCGTTATCAATTAAATCAAATTGCTAAACCGTTTATATTTGAACCAAACGATACTATTACACGTAATGAAATCAAACAACAAGTTGAATCGTTCTTGTTAGGCCTAGTTGGCCAACGAGCACTATATGATTATCTTGTGGTTTGTGATGCAAGTAATAACACACCAGCTAGAATCGACCGTAACGAGTTACACGTCGACATAGCCATTGAACCAGTAAAATCTGTGGAATTTATTTACATTCCATTGCGTTTAGAGAATACTGGGGCAATCAAAGGCCTTGGCAAATAATTAGGAGAATTTAAATGGCAATCGCATCTCTATCAAACTTTACAGTACCATTAGCATCCGACCAGAGCGCAAG